CAACAAAAAAGTCTTGTGGCCATTGTAAGTCTCGTAACTGCCGACCAAAGCTATCACGAGGTTGGGAAGATTGCTCAATTTGGGAAGAGAGGAGCTTTCTTACTCTCTCATTTGGATCCATAACATTAACATCAAACCTTCCCGGGTTTGACGCCAATTGACTCAATCCAACGAACTGTCTTCCTACCCTCACAGTCATTGCTTCGGTACATAAATTTTTATCTTTCAACTCTTCAATCAAATCATAATAATTTGGAATTCTATTCCAAATCAAAGAACCTTCAACACCATAATAATGACAGAATTGAGTAACAAAGAACTTTTTAACAGCGTCATAAGCATTCACATCGAGGTGAAAAAACAATTCACGCATAGCAGACACAATGGTAGACAACATTTGCATAGACTCGCTCTCAGTGGATGAAGGAATCATCCATTGAATAGACCTATAAATTGAGTTCATATCCAAAGGAGCCGTAATCTTCTTGAGGTATTTGTTATAAACAAATTTTCGTCTCAAAAAAGACATATCTTCCGGTTTGACAAAATGAACAACATCATCTGTTTTCATGGTATTCGTGAAAGTCATCCCACACTCTCTTTCAAGAAAACTGGCATAACTAACATTATTCATCACATGAGCAACTTCGGGCACAACCGCAGCCAAAACATCATCACCATATGTAATAGCAACAACATCTGCGAAAAAATTTCTACAAGTAAAAACTTCATGAGAATAATAATAATACATCAACAAAATCAACCCTCTCAAACTATTATCTTCTGCTGTTCCATACTTACCAGAAGGTTGATGTCCAGGAGAACAAAACAAGTCCTTATTCATTTCAACAAAAGGAAACAAACTGTCCGTAAGAATTCCTTCCAATATGCACATTGCTTTGTCATTAAAACCCATCGCTTTGCTAACTGTTGAAACAACACTACAAGCTGCCCAACCTATATCGAATGGCATACTCTGATCATAATTCCCATAATCACCTTCCATAAT